ATTTTGACTCATCACATGATCAGCTGAATTGCCTGAGTGTTGTGTGATGGCTGATTTTGGAACCGCATTTTTCGCTAACTCTACCGTTCCCGTTAAACCGAGGTTGTCTACAAACTTCGGCTTGTTCGGAATATCTGCCCCGTTCTGGTTCTTCTCCAGACGGGTGTTAACGTTTTCATTAACCTGATTAATTAATTTTTGACTAGCCGCTAATCCACTGGAATTGCCTAAATTATCTGTCAAAACAATTTTGCCATTAGATATTAATTGGAATATTGCCTCTGATAATTGCGCATCATTATTTTTATTTAACTTGATCCCCGCTTTGGATATAACGTTTATTATTTCTCGCTGGATTGTATTAAACCACGCAGCGTCTAATAGTGTTGGTGCTACCCCTGCGGCGACATTGCCGTTCGTGCACTCACCATTACCATCAGCGGTATTTGTAATATCACCGATTTTTTGCATAATAAATCCTCACTCAGTGAAGGTGATTAATAGTTGAATTGAAATTAATGACTGATTATTGGCCGTAACCGAACTGTAAAATGGTGTGAGACGGGCTTAATCTATTAAACTGGCATTCGAGTTTTTGGTTTCCCCATGACCGTAATGGGTCGCCACAATAACTCCCACCGGCTATGGCATAATTGATCGTTGTTGTCGGGGCATTAATTCGCCAGACAAATGGCCAATCCTCCCCATTCAGTGCATCACCACATGCAGACATACCCGCTCTGGCCTGCCTAAATTCCGTAATGGTAATTTTGAATCCGAGTTCAGCCGCCAAACCGATGAAATAGGATTTTGACTGGCCACCCGTTCGTAATAATTTTGATACAACAGATTTTTGTCTCAATGAGATGCTGTCAATTTCCCCAATAGCGCAATCATCCGGTAACCCCAGTGATTTTTCCCATTCTGACAACATAATGGTAGCCGTTGCAGGGAAGCTCCCCTCCAACAACGAATGTGCATCCTGATCACTACGGTGATAACTGTGTGCGATAGCCCTGATGGTGGCACGCATCACTGAATTTGGGTTTCGCGTCCAGGCCATGCCCGTTGGCAGTAATCCGTTGAGTGCTGAGGTATATTCACTGACGCTATATTGTTTCATGTGTATTTGACCTCACCCCGCACAGGCAAATGTCCGACAGACAATTCAATATTTTTTGTCGGTGACGTGATAACAAAACCTGCCGTTCCCGGCACATCGGCAATCGCATACTGCAGATCGGATATCAATATTTTTCCCGTTCCGTCCGGATTTCCACTCTCAAATAACACATTATCAATGGCCATCGTAATGCGATGGGTTATTTCAGTGCCGGCATGAGCCAGTCCATTGAGAGTGAAATCAATGGTTCGTTTTATCGGAGACAATACCCAAATTAGCGCTGTAACGGGCCGTAACGGGTAAATATAATCAGCAACACGCAATTGATCCCCAGACGCATGAACAGCATAGGGTTCATGTGATGAGACACCGTCTGTACCAATAGGGAAACCCTCCCGCCCATTATTGTCACACATAATATACACGCCCACCGTTCCAGCACCCGCCGCTCTGGGTTTGACCCAGGCACGGGTAACACCGGGTACAGCGAGAGTCCACTGTTTATAGTCATCATCCGACCCCCCCTGAGGTGATCCCTGATAGGCCAGCAGCATTCTGGAACGAAAATCCGCCTCACTCTCTATATTTGCGCCGCCCGTTATAGGTGATATTGCCGTTCCCTCAACATCGACACCAGCAATACTCTGGTCCAGTGTTAATACTGTGCCTGAAGGGGCATTACCCGCAGCTCCACCGCCTGAATTATCGTCTGTAACATCGGGTAATATCGCGATGAGAGCAGCATGACCCCGTCCATGATGAATACGCGTTTCATCGACGGTTTTATATTGATAGCCATCACCCCTGTTTAATATTGTGCCAGCAGAAATAATCTGACCCTCAATACCCGTAAATTGATATTTCTCACAGCGAGCGGGAAACGAAGGTTTTTGAAATATTTTCTTTAGGGCTGCCCAACCTGACAACCATTCATCGGTTGCCGTGAATGGCGTGGTTTGTTTCGCGATATAATCCAGATAGCCATAATGCAGATGTGCCATCCCTGCATCCATATCGGCCAACACCCCCATATTAGAAAACCGTAATAATGGGCCAGTTTCCTGTAATTCTGACTGCAAATAACTGCGGTTTTGCTCCCGGAGTTCCGTCAGCGTTTTTCGTTTAAACGGCATTGTCCCGCTCCCATACCCAGAAAAACCGAACGTCCTCATCATCACGGCCGGGACGCTGGTAACGAATTATCATATTTAGGCGATTTGGCCAGACAATCTGAGTCCGAATATCGATGGATTCCGCAACCCCATCGTCCAGTATCCATTGCAGTGCCTCACGCGCGTAATCCTCTGCTGCCAGTGCGACCGCTGTGGTTAATTTCTGCCGGTGCAGCAACCATAAACGGGAACCAATGGAATAATCAGCCCCGCTATCTCCCCACCAACCACGACGATCAACACCGTCAATGTCATCATCAGACCTGGCCTGCCTGTCAGTAAACAAACTGATAATCATCGCGGTTTGCAGGTCATCACCGGTGACCAGATCACCGCGTCCAACTATCCAATCAGCATGAATGTTTTTCACATCCCACCATGAGGTAATGTCACTCATTTGACCGTCACTCCTGTTGTTTGGCTGGTTACGGTTGAACCGCCAGACTCAACACCCGGTACGGGATGCGTGTGATTGTTATAGGAATCACGTAACTGTTGCATGCTGGTTTTATTGCTGTTGCAGTTATCAATAATATCGCCAGAGACCTCTAATACCGGGGTATTCAACAAAACCTTGGTTGACGCATTAATGGTTGCCGTAGACGCATTATTGACTGTGACTGATTTCCCTTGTGCCTCTACTGTGATCCCCGATTCAGTCAGTAATATATGCAGTCCCCATTGGTTATAAATCACAACCTCACCGGGATTTAATCCCTGATGCCGATATTGCTGATGATTGCTGCCAATCACCACCGCATTGGAACGGTCACCACCTAAGAACGCGAGAACGACATCGGTTCCTGTTGGCAACCCTGATGAAAACCCAAATTCGGCCATGCGGTTCGTTTTATCCCTAACCTCCATCGCTGTTTGATACTGAACCTGTTGGATGGCACCCTTATCATTACAGGTTGTGACCCGCCCCAGACCTAGCATCATCATGGCGCGACGATATAAATTTTTAACTTCCATAATTACGCATCTCCATAATCGTGTCATAGAATTCATAGGGTTGAACGGTAAACGCCGCAGGCGGCATCAGGGTTAACTCGGCTCTAGTGCCATCATCGCTATTACGGACATAGGATACCTCTGACAATAACCACTGTTCAGACTCCAGTCCGAAAACAGGCAGATGAATGGGGATCAGGGTGTTGGGCTGCCATAGCGCCCCGCTGATATCACGCCAGCTATCGACCAGCACTTTGAGGACTTTGGCACGCCCATAGCGGCGGTTCATTTCCCAGTCAATGGCTTCCTGATGTCGCTGATGGGAGTGAAGTGTGCTTTCGATGATGGTGACATAGTTCCGGTAGCGCATCTTTTCGGCTTCGGGATCTGTTGCGGTGGCAATGGTGACTACGTTATAGCCCTGTCCGTCAGATAATTCACTCAGGCCACTAACATTCATGGACAGGCCACTGTACTCGGAAAACCGTTCATTCATGGATGACTGATAGTCCGTCAGTTCGATGTTTTTCCCCTGCTCGACACCGCTCGCGGCCACCTTATCGCCGACTCGGGTAAAAAATAAATTGCCATCCGGTGTGTCGTAATACAACAGCGCCGACCAGCGGGTGATTCGATCAATCACTTCCTGTGAGGATTCCCCCCAGTTCAGAGTAAACTGAGGCACCGGCTGCATATCTGTCACATCGGATATCACTTCTATCCCGTACCACTGCGCCAGTTTTTGGGCGATTTGCAATGCCGTTGCCGACGAAATCACGTTCTGTGGCCATTTCGCCGAGCAGTCCACCAAATCCTGACATTTGCTTCTGCCGGTAACACGGATCTGATGGGTCGATTTATTGATGGAAGAATTCCAGATGTCAATATATCCCGTAATCACCGGCTCATCCCCCAACAAAACCTGACAGGGTTGACCTGCCTCGACCAACTGTTTTTCTTTACTGCCGGGATAATAGTCCATCAATATCAATTCAAAATCAGAGGGCAATCGTTCGATACCGCGAGTCACACGAATACTGTCCCAGCCGTGAATTATCCTGCCACCGATAACTAATGACAGATCATCATTATTTTTTTTCATTTACGTAACGCCTTGAATTTGACTGGCATAAACGCCGGATGCCGGGGATTAGTCGCCTGAATCAGCTCATCACTGCGGCCTGAATCCTGATAAATCCGGTTGGCCACATTCAGCGATGGCAGAATTGCTGGCAAACTAAACTGAGCCAGTCGACCTGATTCCGCCCCTTTCAGTTCTGCACTGGTGACAAACTCATATCTCAACGACATCAGAGACTGATAGATGTCATCCATACCCAAATCACCGGACATCACCAATGCCGTATCCAGCGCATGACACACCCGTCTCTGTAGGTCATTAGCCTCATGATTATTCGCCGGGGTAAATTCACTGGCAACCTGAGCCATTGCCCCGGCAGACAACACAACCAGTAACAATACCGTCATTTCGGTCACATGACGGTCAACGGAACTCTGTTGATATCGGGTATTCTGGAATGCCGCTAAATTCTCAAAAATAGCAATTTTCTCATCCGTGCTACCTGCTGAACGGATAATAGAATCAACAACACCCTGAGCAGCCTGACTGAACTCCTCAACGGTCAGCGAATGGGTTAATTTATCGATAGATTCAGAAATAGATTTACGGCCCATCACCACGGCAACTGTGGTTTTTTTAACTATCTCCGCATCATCACGATACTGAGGGTCCCGTGACCGAATTCCCGTTGCGCCGGATACTGTGCCGCCAATTTTCCCACGCTGATAACGCCCGTAACGCTCGCTACCCAATGTCGTTTTCAGCATATCACTGAGATTCGTCACCTCGTCCACTGACCGGGTAACCATGCCTATCCACTGGTTAGCGGTCGCCTTGATGATTTTCATCCCCTGCACAACCGAGCGAATTTCCCCTCTCACAACCGCAATATATTTCGCCAATGTGGTGGTATACGCCCGAAACCAGTTCTGTTTAATTTCCGTCGCTGATTTGGTGCTGTTAGTGACGGAAAAAACTTGTAATCCGGATTCTATTACTGTCAGTGTGAACTCAAATACCCGACCGGACTCAGCGTTTTCGGTCATTCTCAGGCCGCTTTCTGTCACGCTGACCGTCAGTTCGCCCAGGGTAGGATGGATTAATGTTCCTGTAGAACCTGTTTCACAGGCCGCGACCAGATTTTTACGCTGGGTGATAACATCCGGTGCGTCATAAACCAGACTCTCCTGGACAATGAATCCACGCAGGGTAATTTTTCGGGTTGCCCGACCTAAATCCTCAATCCATGCGGTATCACGGTACGGGTATTCATGCACCGCCTGGCGGCGACCGAATACGCTCTCACCGGAAACAACAGCAAATGGCACACCACGAAATGAGGCAGGCCGTAAATGCTCTGACCATTTCCATGATGAGCTATCACTACCCAGCAATGAAGAAATGGCGTCTTTAATAAAAGCCATGTCGACTACCTTAAATTTGGACGTAAAAAAACCGCGGTTAAGCGGCATATATGAAAAAAACCCGTGATGGGGCTATTTTTTGCATGGAAGGTATAGTCTCCAGTCTTCAACGTCTGTATCCAGCTCACAGATCCTTTTACCTGCTGGCGATATTAGGTATTCGTTATATACACGACCTTCACCTTCTCTTATTTCGCTTTGTTCAACAACTAAGCTACCTATGTATTTATTATTTTCCGGCTTACCTACTAAGTTAGACATGTTAACAAACGTTAAATCACCATCTGCAATGAATTTTTCCTTTATATTCATGTACTGATTATCGAAAGGGATTGTGAAAGCATGTATAGCATGACTGACAGCCCAAGCAGGAACAGAGAAATAAACAATACCTTTCTCGCGGTTATAACCTACGATTTTCATGTTAGAAAGCGTCGTTTCGGGATTCTCGGTGTATCTTTGCCGTATAATGTCTTCTTTTCCACGAAAGCCATTTTGAGTTACATAAATTATCCTGACGCTGCTCTTGGGTTTGGGTGATCGTGGGTTCTTTTCTTCAATAGTAACGATAGCTAACGATTCTTTAGAATTGGGTATCAGGGCACTTGTAACTTTCATACCTTCCCCTGCGACCCATGAAGTTATATTCCTACCCTCATAACAAACAGTGCCATCAACACTGTAGCGTTTCCCTGAGAGGGATGGAGGGAAAATAAACCCTTCATATTTGCCACCTCTGTAAGTATTACAATGCACTTCGCTTGTAATTTCTGGACTGTCAGGATTATCATCAGCTTGTTTCTTCGCTTCACTTTCTCCATATGGATGAAGCTTACGCCCATCACCTTTAGATGAGGGTTGATTAGCGGAAATCAGCCTATAGAGTTCAGTGGATTTCTTATACCAATCAAGTAAACATTTTTCTGTATCGCAGTTTTTTTCGCGTAGCTTCCAGTTTTGCTTAACTAATTTTTTAAAATCATCACTGTTGCCAGTGACAACTCTTGCTTGGAGGTAATCGACATACAGAGAATCGTCAGCCTGAGATAAAGCCGAAGTGTTGCAAATTAGCTTCTCGGTCTTGCTGAAAGCTTTAGTGCAATCAAAACTTGCAGCACCCACACTAGCAGATACCAAAAATAACGCGATAGTAAGTAAAGATGTATTCCATATGCTCATCGTTATCCACTCAGTTTTTATATTTCATTCAGAATATAAGCCACTTTCAAGGATTCTGCATAGAGGTTGTGACTTTACCAGCAGATTTTGACTGGAATTTCTGACGCTCTCCGGTCTTATCATTAACCAAAATGATCTCAACTTGAAGTTTATCCCTAATGGCTTCTTGAAACGCTTTCGCTATGCCTTTTGCTATTTCTGCATCAGACTCAGCATCCTTTCTATTGCTGTAGAGTGATGGAAATTGTTGATTTTGCCCGTTGGAGCCGTATTGCTGACGCTGCTCTCTGAGTATATGGGGCTTGCGCAATCCACTCCATCTATCATCGTGAATAGCGTCATTAATTCCTGCGTTCATCTGTTCATCACTGTATGGGTTTAAATCATTTTCAACCACAATCATTGCACCCATCACTTTCTTTAACTCTTTCGGATCATGCATATTTATAGGCTGATTAGGTCCGTAACCAGTTTCCTTGGAGACCCTGTCGATATAACCAGACGTATTATTTCCGGCCTTTTTTGATGCGTATTTATTAAGTAGAGAATAAATCGTATTTAACCCCCTCTCTGCATCCAGCATTATTTGACGCGCCATAGCCGATATCCCGTCATGTGCTGTACCAAATTTCACATAGGTGTGAGTCTTTCCATAGTCTTTACCTACTGCGTTCGGCGCGGCGACTAAATTTCCGGGATTATTATTGCGAATACCGCGTGGTTTTCTGGTATTACCGCTACTCTTTTTATTATTTTCACTACCTATTTTAGGCTCTTCTACAACGGGCATATCAGGCACTTTTTCACCAATATGGCTTGGCTTTTCATTCGGGAAATAATAAGCGTTTAACTTTTTGATTAAGTCTTCTGAAGCATATGTCAGCAAAAGATCTGTATTTTCTTTAAACGTTAAGGTTTTTCTGAATTCTTTATCTTTCCGTGCCTTTTTCAGTAACGCTAACTGGTCGCCACCGTTATTAAAATCGAATAGGTTGAAGTATGTTGCTGCTCCTGCAAAAAAACCATGAACTGGATTCTTGTCTTTAGCGGTTTCTTTCGCTTTGTCCCACTGACCAACTCCCGTCAGTAACATGTCATTTTTCCAATTCCTTAAAGTCCCTGCGACTCTGGCTTCCACTTCGTTTATGCGCTCACCGACCTTTTCAATTTGCTCATTGGCCTTATCTTGTATGGTTAGCCCAAATTTATCTGATTTATTGAGTAATTCCTCAATTTTAAGTTTGCCCTCTTTTTTCTGCCCTCCATCTCTCAGGAATGACAACGTATTGCCATCTAATCCTAAATGTTCGCGTAAGGTATTCTGCGTTTCAGGTACGATATTATTCCATTCCGCCGCGAGGTTTTTCATTGTCTGGTAAACATCTGCGTTACCGTTTTTATTTTTTGCTATTTCTACGCCAATTTTATTCAGCTCGGCTTTTGTGGAACTATTTCTGTTCGTGAGAGCATTCTGAAGAACGGGATAGAGTGATTCGACAGATTGGTCAGTATCGTCCATTGAAGCGCCGGTAGAAATTTGCATAGCCCCGGACATACGGGTAAAATCCGCCACACTCATCCCTGAGTTTTTTGCCCGTGTACTGCGGGTAATGGCGTCTTTTCCTGCATCCCTCATACCTTGATACAGTTTTGTTGCGCCATATCCTATAGCGCCCACCCCGCCGATGATCCCCCCGTATTTTTTGGCAAGACCGCCATATTTTGCGGTGAGTTCACCCACATTTTTTAGCGGCGGAATAATAGCGCCGATGTGCTGAACGTTGTCTTTGGCAAACTGCGACATATCACGCAATTTATTACTGACAGAGCCGACATTATCCAGCGTTTCACTGCCGCCAAATCGCAGCCCTTCCCGCGTAGAGTCTAATACAGGCTGCAACCCCTTAAGCCTGGCTTCTATCTCAGCTAAAGCCTTTGTCGCGTTTTCATCAGCATGTAATTCAAAATCAAATGCATTAGCCATTATTTTTAGCCTTTATAATTCGTTGCGCCTGTTCAGCCCACCAACTCAGTTTCGATCGGCTCAGGAGCCACGCATCCTGTGGCCCCCAGTGGTAAAAATAGGTGACATCTGCCGCTAATCGTCGCCAATGCTGGAGTCCAAGTTTCCCGACAAAAAAAACATGAGAAACTCCCTGCACTGGTTAAAATCAGTGATGGACATTCGTTTTAATGCAGTTTCAGTGACTCCACTGACCAAAGCGATAAGACATCGCATGGCAGGAAGAGAACTATTAAGATTTTTCGCCTGTACGTCGTAAAACTGCTCAACGTCCATCAAACAAGGCTCCCTCAAATGAATTTCTTCATAAATGATCTTCTGCGCTTTATCTTCAATCGGCGTGCTTAATCTGATAACTTTTGTCTGTTCCATCATTGCCTCTTAATTTTCAGTAACCGAACCGCCTTCCCAGCGGACTTCGAGTTCAGCGTCTTCACTTCTGACTTCCTGATGATTCACCGACCACATCCCTTCACCGATGATGGTTTTACCGTTGGCGAGTTCTGCCACAATGGTGACATTGGTCTGGTTATTAAAATCGGCGACCGTGGTCCCGCCACTGTCACGAACCCGGCATGAAATGAATCCTGAGACGGGCTTCTCTTTGTACCCATGCACGGAATCCATACCTGTCAGCGTTTCACGTGTCACTGTTGAGGGGCTGTAGGTGAAATCCCCTACCACCATGATTCGAAAGCCGTCAACAGTGACATACGCTGTACCCGCCAGCCTGTTAGATATATTACCCATAATTTTCTCTTAGTTAGTTGGTTACAGACGGAACTGATTAAGCAGTGCAAACACGCGCAACTGGCTAATCAATGTGCCAGTCCAGAGAACATCCAAACGGTTAGGATTGTGCGCGTTGATTTCAACCCGCAACCCCTCTGAAAACGCCTTCGAATCCTGAACATAACCGTTGTATTCGAGTGTCCGGTACTGGGCGATCAGTTCCGCACGCACCACATTCGGGGTCACAATGGCAGACCCCGCCGCGAACCGCGTGCCGTCTTTGGCCAGTTTCATGCGACGAAATTTAGAGGTGATCTGCGTGCGAATGTAACGAGAGACAAACGCCAGCAAAAACAGCGTTTCTATCTGCAAATAGCTGTCATCATTATCGCCATACGGGTTTTTCTGATAGGTCGTAATCAGGTTTTCCACCTGTACCGTGCCATCATCCGCGACCGTTACGGTAGATATACCGCTGTGCAGCAGATTGTTGCGTTCAATCAGGTCGAGCTGATCCGCTGGCGCGAGAACACCCGCGACGGGCAAGGTTTGTAATGGCCTGCCGGGGTCGTTTCTGAGTGACGGCGCGACTGCACCGGTGACTGCCGCTGACCAGATGTAGTTGGGTGTCGGTGATTTCGTTACACCCAGCAATGTTTCATGCTGATTGTTGCGGCGCGCTCCGGCATCCGCCAGTTCACCATAAGTTCCGCTGACGACACTGATCGCATGGCCATACAATTGTTGCTCCCAGGACCAGCGACCGCCAATATCTGACAGGAATGATTTCATCTCATCCATTGACGCGGTGTCGGTGTACGGATTGACGATAAAATCAAATGATCGGTCACTCAGGTTAGACAAACCGTTTTTCAGCTCGGGGGCGCCTGCACCGCCTGTCATGGGAGTGATCACCAATGCCAGTCCTGCCGGAGTGACCTCGCCGCCTGCCTGTCCACGGTAATTGAGACAAAGATTGATGCCGTTACCGTGCGCGCCTTTATTTCTGGCGGTTAATGTCACCGTATCATTCGCCGCAGTTGCTATCACCGGCAACGAGATTTTACGGTTAATCGCGGTGGCCAGTGCCGCCGCAATCTGTGCCGTGTTATCGGTGGCCATAACGGTGACCTGTACGCGCTGACCTGCGATATACAGTGAGATAACCCCAGCATGGGTAGGCAGGGATGAGACTTTTACCAGCCCTTTTGCAGTCAGCAGGTTATCCCCGTCTTTCAGGGGCAATACCCATAATTCAGCGGCGGAATCATTCGCTAAATAGGCCGCAACCATGCCGTGCAGCAATGAACCGTGACCATACTGTGAGGCGGCTTGTTCTGCCGAAGAAACGCGAACCGGGATATCCGGCGTTGCTGTGGCACTATCCAGCATTTGCCCAATGATGAGCGAACGCTGGGTTGCTATGGCACTGTTCGCCATTGAGTTATCAAACTCAACAAAAAACAGGGGCGTTCTGAGATTATTGGGAATATGGGAAAAGGGGATCGCCATTATTCATTCTCCTGAGAAGGCTTTTTGACGAGTTTATTTTCCGTCACGGGCGGAGATAAACACACATCGCCATCTTTTAACCGACGATGCCAAAATAGGGTATCCGGCACCTCTGCACCAGATTCGGGCAAAAATTCGCCCCTGACCGGGCAGCGAACGAGCCGCCCAGTAACGGGTTTAACAAACATGGGGTTTACTCCAGATTAATGCTGATTTTGGGTTCGGGTGTGTGTGCTGGCATCGCTACGGTCACGTCAATACCGTCCAGTGGGTGCGTATCTATGGGGTAAAAATCCTCCTCACCCTGATAGTATTCAATGTCGATATCCATCAGGAGTTGTGCGAAATGTGACTCACCACTGGCATCAATATCGATTTGCGAACGAATTTCAGCGTATTGCTGAGTATTTTTCGTCAATTCGTAACTATTAATGACAGCCCGTTCGATTTGTTCCCGCAACGCCTCTAATGCCAGTCCTGCCTTCTCTACACCATTATCAAACTCACCATCGAACGCTTCAGTTCTGCCGGTGATCCTGACCGTCGTTACCGTATTGAATTGCGGTACATTACGGCCTAACGATTTTTTATGGTCAAACGGGGTCTGCACCAGAATGCAAGGGTAGTCATCCCCTCGCGTTGACCAATCTCGCGGGGAATAGACGCTGGAATTCGCGTCTGTTTTCCCCATAAGCGCCTGTACAACCATATTGCGTATTATTGATGCGTTCATTTTTTGTGTTTAATCCTGTTGAGTTGCAAATGCGTCCCACCGTGACTGTCCGGCTGAACGTCACTCACGACAAATTCAGCATTGATACTGTACACAAACACCCGGTCTTGTTGCTGTGGCGGGGATTTGAATACCGCATCACGAACACCCAGCAGCGGTTTAGTGGTGTTGACACTGCTGTCACCGTCCAGCGACTCCACCTGTTGGGTATAGGCGCGATCAAACACGCCCATAATGTCGTAGGGTTTGCCTGATTTTGGCCGCCAATTCACGCGCTCGCCAAACTGTTCGTGCAACGGCGCCAGCAGATGTTTATCCCAGTCAATCGGCATCAGGCCTCCTGTTGGACTCTGACCCCGTCCTGAACGGTGACGGAGTTACCGGACAGTAACTGGGATTTCAGGTCATCCAGCCGCATCACAACACCCAGTTGAATCAGGCGTTCCGCGTCCTCGCCAGACAAATAAATGACGGAGTTTTCAGGGTACGCCACACCGTCATGCTGAACCGTATTTCCTTTCAGCACGACCCATTCAGGCACGTCTTCATCTTCTGGCTCTTCCGGGAGTGTATCCGGGAATTTTGTCAGAGCTGGCTCTGACTGAGGTTTTTGCAGGTTCTCTGTCACATTCACCTGCAATTCGGTCGGTAATTCGCCCAAGCCATCAGTGACTATTTCCTGTTTTTTAGCCATATCACACCACCATTGCACATAATGCCGCATTCACCCGGCTGGGGATGACCAACGGTGCGGATTGCATCATCAGGAAACGCTGCGCGGGATCTTCCTGTAACCACGATTTCGGCGCATAGGCCATTGGTCCATAGCTAAATGCGGGGTCAATGATGGCACCAAACATACGCGTTCCCATCAGGTCAGCACCAGACATAATGACCGTCCCCTCTGGCAGTATCGGTTTTTCTTTGCCATCCACCGGGTCGATAAACCAATCGTTGTACACCCACAAATCAAACTGCCCCCAATGGCCTTTGTAGACGGCACCTTTCTGCACCTGTGTACCCGGATTAATCTGGTTACCGTACGGGTTTAATGCCGGGAACTTAATGGCACTGTCGGTGACCGTGGTATCCAGACGGAATGCGTTCCATGACTGGGTGGTAAACACCAGATCGGTCGGCACGGCACCGGAATTTTTCAGAATGCGCTGTGACCACGCTTCAATATCCTGTGTTGGCTGGTTATTGGTTTTACCTGCATCGACCTTAGTCGGCCATTTATCGCTGCCGCTTAAGGTGACAGTCAGGTCAGCAGAACGCCCGAAATTGACAACTTTCGTTTCGTAACCTGCACCTGCAACCGTAATGGTGCCGCTCGCCAGCGCACTGGCCGCCATCCACTCTAATCGGCGGTTAATCATATCTATCTGGTCAGCCAGCTCAAATTGGATATTTAACATCTCACGCTCCGCAGCGGTGTACTGACCGCCAATGCGTTCCCCAATCTGGCGACGAATGGGTTTGCGTAAATCTGGGGCGCGTTTATCTTTGATGTACGCCGGTTTAAAGCTGTTGGTTTGAAATTTACGCGATTCGACCAGCTTGCCTTCCACTAACGGGGAAACAAACGGAGCCATGCGGCGCAGACCGACATCCACGTCGATAGACACCTCTTCGGTATCAGATTCCACGATATTCGGGAAAAACTTATCCAGCAGCCAGTTCTGGCTGGTTTTCAAGTTAGGGACAACCTGAACTAACACGTTAGTATCATAAATATTCATGCGTTTCTCTTATAAAAAAGACGTCACAACGCCTGCCGGAGCCAGCATAGTGACATCAATCAGGAAGGGTTTAGGCTTGTTCGCTGTCGCGCAGGAAAATGGAAAAGGTCCGCAATTGGGCTTTCAGTTCTGGGAGTGTCCAGCTTTCATCGAAAATCACCCAATGATGGTTAAACTCGCCCATCAGATAAACGCCCCCCGTCACACTGTCGGCGGTGGTATCAACATTGTCCACCAGGATCGCGCTCGGGATCTGACTGCCATTGTCTGCCCCTTTTTTACTGACCACGTACTCTCCTGTTGCCGTAATGACACCCAGTACCGTGCCACGCTTCAGGATACCCACTTTGGCAATTGTTACGCTGTCGGTGACAATTTGTAACGGACCGGAAATTAACTGATCAGGCGAAAAAACAGCCTGTGTCATGCCCGGCTGAAATGGGTTCTGAGAGAAGTTTTCCATTATTTCGCCCCTTTATTAGCGTCGTATAAACTGGTCATTTTGCTCACCAGTGCTTCAGGTGATCCTGTTGCCGGTTGGCTGGCATCCGGTCCGACACGCACTTGCTGCTCGGTACGCATCCGGCTGTCCAGTGATGCACGGGAGGGTTGCGACTGCACCGTCCCCATGGCTTTCAGTGTGCTGATGGCTTCGCTGGCTGACATGCTGGTATTGAGAGCCAAATGTGCCGCCATATCAGGGCGACCAGCTGAATATTGGCTGCCAAAGATTTTGGCACAACGTTTACGCTCGGCACGACGGCCTTTTTTGACATCCTCGTCTTCCTCTGCGTTTTCATCATCCTCATCGCCTTCGGCATCAGGGTCGTCATCGTCATCGTCATCATCTTCTTCTGACTTGGCCTTTTTCGCTTTTTTCGCCTTTTTGCCTTCCGTTTCTTTATCGTCGTCATTGCCTTCCGCATCAGGATCATCATTTTCTGCGTCAGTCTCGTCCTTGTCCTCTTCAGCTTTACGAGCTTTTTTACCTTTTTTCTTTTCGTCCTGCTCTTCTTCTGACATTTTGGATTTCATGCCAAACGACGGGATCAGATGAGCAAATCTTGTTATAGACATATTAATCTCCAACTTCGTTCATTAATGTTTGAAATGCGGCATCGGGCGTGACCACTACATCAGCCAACCCCAACTGAACACCCTCCGCAGCCAAAAAACAGGCCGCCTGTGTGTCACGAATAATTTTCTCGGAAACACCCCGGTTGCGGGCAACCGTACTGACAAACAGTTTTCCCATTACATCGATATCATCCTGAATAGATTGACGCGCCTCGTCACTGAGTTTGATATAGGGATTACTCTCTGCTTTACGGTCACCATACGTAATGATTGTCACCGTCAAACCATCCTCTTTAATACGCTGAGACCAGTCACAATGGATAACAATCACGCCGACAGAGCCCACGCCACCTGTGCGGGGGACTGTGATTTTGTCCGCAGCACTGGCGATAGCATAGGCCGCTGAATAAGCGTTCTCATTCAGGATCGCATGAATGGGTTTGTCACCCCGTGACTGATAAATCAGGTCAGCCAAATCAAAACACCCGGCCACTTCACCCCCGGGGGAATCGATATCCAGACAGATGCCTTTGACTTTGGGGTCATTCAATGCGGTTAAAAATACCTGTCGAATGCCGTCATAACCGGTCATGCCACTATACGGCCGCAGAGAGCCCAGCTTTTGAACCAGAGTCCCCTGCACAGGAATAACTGCTATCCCCTCCAGTACGTCGTAACCGGTATCGCGCTTGCGACGGGAAAATGATTCATCCTCATCATCCCAGTCCATACCCGCCTGAATTTTAGTGATACCCAATCGGTCGGTTAATGCCGCCATCACCACTTCCGCTTTTCGCGGGTGTATTGCCAGCGGAACGTTAAATAGCCGCTGGGCTAAGTGGGGTAAGTTCATCATTCCCCTGATCCTCTGTTGTTTTGTTGTTGCGGTGTCGGCTCAGCCCATTCAGGCAGTGGAATGCCCCGCTCTTTAAACGCTTCAATTTCACGCGCACGTTGATCGAGCATCTCTTCCCAGTCTTCACCGGCGTTTTCTGCCGCTTCCATCTCCAGCGTGGAGAGTCCGGCATTCATCCCCAGAATCGCGCCTTTCTTCTCGGCCACCGGGTCAACCCATCCGCGACCGGGTCCCATCCAGCGCGCACGGCAATAAGCCGCTTTCGCATCCAGAAAATCAGGGGCATTATTCGGCAGAGGCAAATTTTCAATATCGTGAATTTCCTCTACAAAAGCAGAGGCGATAGGTTGAGCAAAACCGACAGCAAAATCATCACGACGGCGGGTCAGGGTTTTCCAGGCTTCCAACATCGCGGCACGAGCAGAAGAATAGTTAACATCAGACCAGTCCTGTGTGACCTGCTGAGTGGATAACCCGGTAGCAGCGGCAATATTCCTCAGTACGGCACTTTCAAATCCGTCAAAATTGCTGGTCGGCCTCGCTGCTGACAGCGTGACGATTTTCTCATTCGGAAACAGGTGCGGAATACGCGCCCCGTTCTGGAGATTGAGGCGTTTGTCCTGATAATATTCGTTGCGCTGACCCTGATAGGCACTCAACTCCTGACCATCACCGAAGGCGGTGTCATCGAGAGCTGACGCAACCATTTGTGCATCGTACGGGGATTCGATATACGCGCCGAAAATGGCATTCAGGATTGCCGCTTCCAGTTCTGACTGGTCGTATTTAATCAGCATCTTCAGGCGCTGAACAATTGGGGCCAGAATACCCACCCCCCGATGCTGAGCGCCGCGTTCATGATCAAAGTCATGAACAACCATAGGACGACCCCATGCGGTTTCACGTTGTACTCGCTGCCACGTCATGGTTTTTGCACCCGACCACCAGTCACCCATATGGGCTTCTCGGATGTGATAAGCTACCGGTGCACCATCACTGTCAATTTCCACGCCGCCACGCATGTTCTGCATATCGAAATTCTGTTGCGGGTTACTGAGTCGATCGGGGTCGATGATTTGTACCGTGGTGGCATAACGTCCGCGACCGGGACCTAATCTGTCGGTACGGTACTGCAAAATAGCCAGCGCATCCCCGTCGAGCAATTTATGTCGAAAGCCGAGACGCAGCATTTGGGAAACGGTTTGTTTTCGTTCGACATCACAATACAGCCCCGGATCATTCGCCCACGAACGCCAGTGTGCTTCGATAACTTTGCCGTACTCATCCGCCCAGGTTGCATCAAAGGCATTATTGCCCGTGAGTAATTTGAGCATCCGGTAATCCGGTTTAAATATCGGCCGGTAGTTCGCACCGATGGCATTATCTAGAACGCGGGTGATAGTGCCGGAAGCCCAGCCATCATTACGGGCCAAATCGCGCATGCGTGACACGATACGGTCACGGTAAATATTGATTTCATTATCCGGTGACCACAGTGCCGGTTGCCAGTTTGCCAGTTGGTCGCTGGATGAGTCGGCGGCATCATAAGGAATGCGACCGCTACCGGACAATGAATTGAATTTTAATTTCGTATTTGAAGGCGGTAACGGCTCACCATTGGGGCCTAAGATTTTAACGCTCATTAGTATCTCACCCTCATTGGTCGCCGGGTCGTCATTCCCAGCTCGGTTTGTATTGCCTGAATGAGCGCCAATAAATCCCCCAGACTGGTTTGTTGGTACGACACGGAGCGCGTCCCGTCACCTTGCGTATACGAAAATGAGACCCCTTTCGCTCCGGTTGATAGTTCGATATAGGCTTGTTGAGCCTTACCGAGGGCTGTTTTTAACTGTTCACGGCTCATGCCGGTCAGCAGACTGGTTCTTTGACGCATAGACTCTCCTTAGGGCAAAAGCTGTGACATATGCTTCCGTTTGGGTGCTTCCTCCATTGACTGAGGAATAATTGCCCCGGGGAAACGCAGATTGGTTTTTATTTCCGGTTGTACCGGGGGTGCGATTAACCGATCAGGATTACCGACGATGTTGTCTGCCAGCGCATTCAGTTTCAGCCCCATGTATATCAGGCCGCATAACGCCGCGTAGCTGTATACGCGGCAGTCGAGTGCTTCGTTGGCACGACCGGGAATTTGCTCCCACACACGATAACTCTGACCGCCCGTGACTTTAATAACTGAGCGTTCAGCCAATAACTGACTGAAATAATGCAAATCACGATCAGCCGGAAAGTGCATATAGGACGGTGACCGCGTGTCATCTTCTGTCGGCTCAATGTGTAACCGCCCACGAACGGTATCTTTGGCCGCATTCACGCCGATAATAATTGGTTTAAAACTGGATTTAGAACGTGAAGTAATACGCTTGGTCGGCCACACCGGGGAGCGTTTACCGCCGCGTGCTGATTCCCCCTTGATGGCCCAAATCCTGCGCCCCAGCCGTTCACGGGCAAAATCGTAAACTTTCTGTGTATGATGACCACCGGAGTCCATACAGGCCGCTATAATGGTAAAGCCCCGACCGTCTGCGCGACGCCAAATTTGTTTCAGGTAGGCATCTAGGCGGGCCCACGGCTCGTCCGTCTCCAAATCGCCTTCAATCACATCGTAAGCAATGGACCAGCTTTCTTCACTGCGTCCCCAACCAACGACCTCGATTTCAAAGCGATTTCCTTGGGTATCAATTCCCGCTGTAATGACAGCTACGCCGTCCGGTACTTCTGCCGCCCACACCTCGCAACGTTCCAATAACTTGCGCTCACTGAGGGCTTTTTCTCCCCGGTCTTCATAAGTTTCACCCAGCACTAGATTGATAAATGTTTGACGGAGCAATGGATCGTCTTTTACTCTCAACCATTCAGCGACCAGATATTTCCATGCAGCATTAGAAAACAGACTGTAACCAGCCCAAATGTGAAAACCAGCATGGCCGTTAAATGGTTTTGTGGCACGCCATTCGCCGTTCTGAACCATCCACGTTTTTTCGCTATGCTGAATAACGCAACCATTATGACGACAAACATAATAGGCGCTGTCAGATATGCCGACCCCATCCGCATCTTTCTCCCATTTCATGCCGTAGGGAGTATCAGGACCACCCCATTCCAGTACCTGATATTCATTACAATGAGGACAGGGAACGTAGTAATAACGCTGATCGCTCTCCTCAAACGATTTTTCTATCCGGCTCGTTCCCCTGACTGTTGGGGTAGAACCAATCACAATTTTACGGTTCCAAAATGTTTCAGAGCGTTTGATACCCAGCGATATTTGATCGCCCTCTGCACCGGCACCGCCTGACGGATAACCGTCAACCTCATCAAACAGAATAATGCGGCAGGTGATTCGACGGAAACCGCCTGGGGAGTTTGCCCCGATCAACGTCAAATTTGCGCCATTCGAGAACGTTTTTTTCCTGATGGTTTGGTTACTGTCTTTAGCTTTACTGTCATCCGTAATTTCTGCCAATACAGGCGTATCACGCAGCATCGGCGCAATTTCTGTTTTACTGTAGTCCTCGGCATCTTCTTCACGTGGCTGAACGACCAATATGGGGGATGGGTCATGCGACAGGTAATAACCGATTACATGATCCAGAATTTTGGTGTATCCAACACGCGCCGATTTCTGAACCGAAACCGTCGTTACCGTTGGGTCAGTGATGGCATCCATCATGCCGTCCTGATAGGCAAACGAGCGGAATCGCCCAGTTTGAGCGCTCGTTTCTTTTGACAGTACAGCATAGGTGTTGGCCCATTGGCTCAACGATAGTGGCTCAGGGGGTCGGATTGTTTTCCGTTGTTTTATCAACGCATTGTAAAAATTGTTCCAGGCGACAGGGTTAACTGTTTGCGGTGTTTCCATCACGACTCAATTCCTCCATTGCCTCGTGCATCAATTCCTGCAATGCTGCTACAAACTCCGTGTCATCAGTGGTTGATGCCAGTGCTCGCAATCGAGGCCCATGTTCAGGGGCAATTGCTATCAATCGTGTTCGTAGCCTCGCATATTCAGCACTAACAGCGTCAATCATGTCCTGATGCGGCAGCAATAGCCCAGCTTCTTTTTCGTAGCTCAGTTTTGCCTGCAATACCCGGTAATGTTCCCGACGACGCCGATATTCATCCAGTGGAACTGGATCATCTAACTGCTCTGAATCGATGTCATCACTAAACCATTCTCCGTCATCTCCAGTGTTACCTGTATGTTCAGCTGGATTGTTACCTGATTGGATTGTTGCAGGTTTATTTCGAACGATTTCTTTTTTTTTTCGCCTCGGGTAACAGTTTTTCTGTACTGCTCAATGTTGGCATTTGACGCATCAACATTAATGTCGTCACCATCCATAACCAGCCAACCACGGGACTTCCACTGGGTTACGGTTTTCCGACTGACATTATGCAGCCGTGCAAAATCAGCCTGTTTCATCGTTACCTCTGTGTTACCTGTTACCCAAATTTTTAAAACTCGTAGCTAGTGAGAAAACACGGCGCGCAATGCCCGTGATATATAAGATCTCGGGTAAGGACCCAAAAAATTATGCGCCGTTACCATCGTGTTACCTCGCGTTACCCTCCCACTATTACACCGAATATTTACCATCGGCGTGGGGTGGGACCACGGTCCCAGGTCTCACGACCGAATCAAATCATCCAATGGGGAACACAGTTCATCAGGAATATCGATGTCCTCTCCAATACAGCTGGCGACTATTGCATGACACGCTGCTATCAGTGGTGTCTCACCCCAACCATCAGCATCATTGAATAAACAATCAATATAGTGGCTCCCTCTGTATGGATTGAATTCGTTGTCTTTACTGAATGCATACCATTTGTCACCAGACTGAGCCAACATGATTGAATGCTCTGCTATCAATGGACCACACTGCGCCCAGTTGGTTGATGGTTTAAAATTATATGAACCACGATTAGAAACATAATAACTATCATTGGGCAATTTCAGCCACGTACGGCCACTGGGCATGATTTTTTCTGTAGCGCCAATCGCCAATGCCACCGCCCAGTCCAATGCCTGGCCTGTTAACCCATATGTTTTTAGTTTCATGATTTGTTCTCAAAGTGGTGTTACTTTCGTGTTACCTGCAACAAAAAGCAGCAGGAATGGTCTTATTCAGATTGACGTTGAATAGTCTGCATATCGGATAACTGAAGGCCTTTTGGTGGCTCAAATTCATTCAGAATAGCTGACGCATAAACATTTGCTTTTTGTCTGTTAACGGGAGCGTAGTCTTCATCTATGCGCCCGTTTGTAACACGACTGAATAAAACCCCTTTTGCACCAAGCTGGATAATCCAAGTGACGGGGTACTCTTCAAAAACGCGTGCTCGTTTCAGGATTAACTTCTCCGTAGCATTGCTAATGTCCTGACCAAATGAAACCCTAGAGCAATCCAATGCTATTACCCGATGCTGCTGTCGTTGTGATTCTTCTGCTTTCTGATAATGATATAACAGTTTCTGAGAATGATATGACAGCAATGATTTCAGGTCATTTTCCGCAAAAGTGTCGGCTTCAGCCTCACCTTTCAATAATCGAACATTCTCAATATATCTCAGAGACGCTTCAATCTGCGTATTCAATAATTTCAATTGTTTTATGTAGTTATGTGTCGTCATGTTTGTCACCAGATAGGATTGTTTGATAATAAGTCACAAGGTGGGACCACGGTCCCAGGTCATATTTTTGAGACCAGATTAGCAATTGGGACTACGGAACCAGCCCTCTATTATCTCTTTGTTCCGCTGTTTGATTATGTCCTCAAAATCAAGGTCTCCTTCCTTGCAACCGCACAGCTTGACATCCTTATCCGCTTCTTCATCCTTAGCCCCATCATCACCAGCAACCCTTTTTGGGTCTTCCGATTCAAGAGCAATAAAACTATCCCTAATATTTCGAGCGAGATATTTTGCCCTGTCATCGTCAATATAGCGTCGAGATTTCATCTCTATAAATAGTGCATTGGCCAAAGTATTTCGGGCTGCTTGTTGTGATGCTTCAGTTAACTCTTCGAATTTCATAATTAGGTTCCTTATATAAGGTTGTGAAAAACTATTTAGCCGTTCTCATTGCATCAGTAACTATGCACTGGTATCTATCTGCTGTGATTTTGACTCAACACTACATTTAATTGCAGCACATAGCCTCTGGTGCAACTCATGAACCATCAGTGATGCCAAACTCGGATTACCCTCGAATTTACTGAGTTCTGATTTCAATTGATTGATGATATTTCCAACCTCTGCCGATGTAGGCAGTATCACAGTTGGAATTAGTTCATATTTCATGGGTTTGTCTTCTTGTTCAGGTGGGACCGCGGTCCCAGTTACTATTTGGCCGTTCGTATCGCCTCATCCAACGCCTGACTGATAGCAGCAGGCATCAACGCTTGAGCCATTTGTTGCGCCCGTTCCTGATAACCGAGCACGGGATCAACGGGTAGAGCATCCCCAAACCGAATGAGTAATTTTGGCGGACGCTGCTTCGGTCTCTCCCTGCGAGTGCCATTAGGAGAGCGCTTTAACCGCTTCTTGCCCTTTTTAACTTTCTTGGCCTTCTTACGTTGCCATACACCATTAACATCATTACCGTACCGCGTTGTTAATTCGCCGATGAACACATCTTGTTTACCCTTTAACTGACTCAGCTTGTTTCTGGGCAGATTCCCGTGTTTGTTTAGCTTGACGTTCTTGGGGTTAAGCAGTGCAGCCCCATTCAGCTTATGCACTCCACCGACTTCAAATGGCTCCAGATAACTGGCCGCAGTTGGCATCACAAACACTTTCGCGGTCAGATTATCTTTGCGAGCGCCCTGACTTCTGACTGATTTCACTGTGAACGCAGTTGGGTTCTCCAATCGACGTTCTAGCGCAACCTTCTGTGCTTTCTCTATATCACGCGCAACGCTGGTTAGCGCCTGAGCCATAGCGAACGGAATTTGTTTTCTGATTGCTGCCAACTGGTTCGAAAGGTCTTTTAGATTGGCCATATTGTCCCTTGCTAAAATATTCACTAGGGGCTTTGACACTGCGTCCTAACATACTCCTGCAACCCCAGTATCATTTGCTCTGAGGTGGTTCATGAATACTGTTCCTCAGCCCAGTTTCTCCAATCAAAACCGCATTCACACTTACCCTCTTCATTCTGAAATTCAGCATCAAGACCGCATGTCGGACAGCAAGGCACTTCAACTGTTATTTTTGTTCCTACCGGCCAGCGCTTAACGTCAAACGTGATTTCTTCTGCGGTGTCAGATTCCATATCGCCGTCGCAAGAAATCTCAATAAACGGCTTGTGTTCATCGCTATTTTTTCCTGAATAAATATCAGCTTTGACTTCACCCCATGACGCTGTTTTGTACGTAATATCGCTAATTCCCATAGTTATGCCTCACTTCGCTGCCCACATAATCCTGCAAATACTTAGTCTGCCGCTCGTTCTCCGCCATCATTCGGAGGAGATCGTAATAATCTTGTCGAGCTGCTTCTGTAAGTTGTGGGGTTCCTGCATCGCCCACGCCGCGGGAGGAAGTGGCTTCACGCACGGGGCAGACGGCTTGGATGCGCAGCTTGCGACGACCAGCGGCAACATCAGCCCGAAGAATATCGATTTCAGATTTGGCATTGTCGAG